CAAAAAACGATATAAAAGAGAGATAGCAGAATTAAGAGCAAGACTTGGAGATGAATAATGCCAGAACAAATTAAAGGTGGATATTCAGACCCTTTTGCTGTAACTCAGTCTGATTCTTTAAGTCAAGCCAATCAAGGTGGGTATGAAGACCCTTATTCAGATGAAAATTTTGACCAACAAGACTATGATGGATTTTGGAGTACAATGTCTCTTGGTTACAAAAAAGCCTACAATGATTCTATTGGAGGTCTTATCTATGAAATTCAAAATGGTAAAAAATATTACGACGTAGACCATATTGACCAATCTCAATTGATGGATATGTTTTCTTTGGTTGGAAGTATGTTTGCATCCAAAGAAGACTTGGCTCTTATGGCTGCAAGTAGAGGAATGGGAACTATTGGAGTTAAAGGTGCTATGCTTTTAGGAGGTAGAGAAGCATCAAAAGAATTGATACAAAAGTTTGGAGTAAAAGCCTTAGTAGGCAGGCAGTCAAATGAGCTAGCTAAAAAAAGAACTGCTGCTTTCTTTACAACTAAAACAAACTTATCTAAAGAAGTTGCAGATGATATAGCTAAAGATGTTTTTGATTTTGGATTACCAGGAGTAGCAATGTATGGTAATTATGAGGGAGTTAGGTTGGCTACTATGAGAACAAGAGATGCTATGATTGAAGAAGGTGTTGATTTTTCTAAGTATGAAAATATGAGCTATGGTGAAGTTTTATCAGAAGTTACAAAAAATGCAAAGCTTTCTGATTTTGGAAAGGGATATGCTTTAGGAACTATTGGAGGAACAGCTAGGCTTTCAAGATTTACTCCATTAGCAGATAAAGTATTTAAAGGTAGAACTGGAGAACTAACAGCTTTAGGTCTTGAAGGCTCAGCAGTAGCCTTATCTATGGGACCTCTATATGAAGGAAGAGCTCCAAAGATGACTGATTTATATGCAGCTGGTGCTATTATGTTAGGAACAAGACTAGGTAATTCTGCTGTTGCTAAAATTGGACAAAGAATAGAAGATGTTAAAGGAGCAAAACTGTTGTCAGAAGCTTTTGGAGGAAAAGAAGATTCTCTAGAAAATATCATTAGGCAAGCAGCTAAAGACCAAATTAGAGAGAACAAAGTTAATATTGATGTTTCTGGTAGAAGCAAAGATAAAAAAGGTATTAGTGTTTTTGAGCAGGTTGCTGGTGTAAGAACTAAAGCTGGAAGAGCTGATAAAATTATTGGTTTAGAGGTAAGTAAAGTTAGTCGTAAAAACAAAAAAAACAAAAAAGAATATACAGCTACGGAAATAGATAGAGAAAATCCTACTGCTATAGCAAATTATGATGCAATAGCATCTGCAAATGTAGATTTAGCAAGCATTAAACAGACTGGAAAAGGAACAACTATGGAGATTACTCTTATAAGTGGTCCTGAAGGAGTTAAAAAAACAAGATATTTCTTAGACGAAAAGAATACTTTAAAGTTCTTTGACTACTTTGCAGAAACAGACAATGTTACAATTGACGGTTTAAGGATAGCTAACAAGCTTGCTACATCAAGGCAATTAAAAAACAATCCTACTATTTTGAGAAAACTTCAAATGGCTGAGTTTAATGCTATCAAGAGAAGAATGAACCAGGGAGTAGATGATTATACTGCAGAAGATTTTAAGGAAGCTGTTTTAGAAACTGCTATAGAATTAACAGGTCCAGGAAAGAACGCTAAGAAACACTACTTTCACGACTTAATTGAAAATGGTCAGTTAGATAAAATAAAGGTAAAAGATTTAGATTCTGTTACAAGAACAAAGCTTGTAGAGAATATGTACAACAGAAATCAAATCAATAGATTTGTTGCTGATGCTAAAAGATATCAAGAATCTCCAGAAGGTTTAATGTTTCAAACTATTGGAGGTAAAGATAGAGATAACAATAGCTCTTTAATGAAGTCTATGTTAAGTGCTATGGGTCCTTTTTACTACTCTACTAAAGACCCAGTTGCTAGAAGGTTAATTAGAACTATGCAAGCAATTAATAGAGGGACTAATCAGAAGGTATCTACAAGACTAGATGCTCTTGGAGTGCTAACAAGAGGTCAGTTAGGCACAATGAATAAAGGTGTTAAGAAAAAATTTGAGGATTACTTATCTGGAATTGGAGATGTAACTGGTTTTAAAGATTTTAGAACTATAAACAGTCAAGATAAAGGAACTGTAAAAAGATATGTTTCTAATATAAGAAGAAAAGCTGAAAAACTAAGTGGAGATGAAAAAGATTTTGAGTTAGCAAGAGCTAACTTTTTAGAAGGAACTCAAAAAATAACAGACGATATTTATGTTGATGCTCAAGGAGTGCTTCCTAGACTTCAAGATTATGTAGAAGGATATATTCCTTTGATGTTTAAAAAAGAAGTTCTAGACCTTTTAACAGACGGTAGTAAAACAATAGCTAAGAAAAAAGATGAGTTGTTAAAAAAACATAAACAAACAGAAAATGTAGATGAATTGTATTCAGATGATTTTAATGCAGAGTTTGGAAAAGCATTGACAGACATTCTTAGAAGTTTTGAAAAAAGTAAGTTTAAAGGACAGAAACAATTTGTTAAGATATTTAATGAATATAAAACTTCTTTAGCTGGTGTAAACGCTGATATAAATAATTTTGATGTTTACAGATTGTTAAAATTAAATCAGTTTAACAACACTCTAAAGCCTTTTAGTCCTCTTGAGAAACCTAGAAAGTTTTTTGCTAGTTTTGACAACAGGTCAGTAAATATGCTTCAAAACGCAACAGATGAATTATTGGAACAAGATGTTCGTCTTTTGCTAGGTAATTATATTACTGGTGCTTCTAAAAGAATTGAGTTTTCAAAAGCATTTGGAGCAGACGGTAAGTTATTCCAAAGGATGTTAGCAAAAATAGGCGATGAAAGAATGCCTTTTACAAAGGTTCCTGATTTCTTAGGAGGTAAAGACTTACCTCTTATGCAGCACGATGTAAAAAGCGCTGTTAATCTTATGAAGCAAGTATTTACTGGAGAGATTAATTATAATAGAAATTCAGATATGTATGGAACTGCTATACAAGCTTTTCAAAGTATAGGTAATATACAGATGAGTTTAAAGATAGGTCTTGGTACAGCATTTATTCCAAACTTAACACAGACAATTATCTCTACTGCAATGGAACTTGGTCCAGTATTATCTATGAAAGCTATGGCAAAATTATATGTTCCTGGTATGCAAGATGTCGCCCTTCAACAAAGAGTATCTCAAAGTGGTGCTACTCTAGTAAATACTATTGAAGAGATGTTAAACTATAGTTCAGATTATGCTAGAGCAAGAGGTGTTGCAAGAGAATTGGGTACAAGCAATTTATCTACAGAATATGTAATAGATGGAATGGATGCTTATAGAAAAAAAATTGAAAGAACAACAGAACGAACAGCTACAGTCTTCTCTATAGTCAATAAAGGAAATCAAACAATAGCTGCTGCAACATTTGAAGAAGCAGTTATAAAGATGGGTAGAATTTTAAAAGGAGAGAGAGTTGGATTAGGTCTTGTTGATGCACTGGCTCCAGAAGCAAGAAAAGCTTGGGCTAGAAAAAAACTTCAAAGACTTGGTATGGACCCAGAGTTTGTTGTTAAGAACTTGAAGATGATACAGTCTGGACAATATGGAACAACTACTAAAACAATTAGATATAGAGGTAAAAAAAAGAAAGTAGAAGTTATGTCTAAAGAAAAAGAAACTATGTTAAGAGGTATGCAAAGATTTGCTACTAAATCTCAGCTACAAAGAGACTTTACTTTAGACCCTTATTTATTTAGTGACCCTATGTTAAAACCTTTATTACTATTTAAAAGATTTGGATTTAGACAAGCTGTATACGCTATGGATGTTGTTGAGAAAGAATTTATAGATGGAAACGTTGTTCCTCTTTTAACTTTAGGAATTGGAGGAGTAGCTGGAGGTTCTGGTGTTATTTGGGCAAAAGAACAAATGTTTAATATGTTAAGCGGAGAACCAGAATACTATGCAAGAGATGAAAGACAAAAGATAATGGAGTCTTTAGATGCTCAGAAAATACTAACTAACATAGGTAATGTAGGTGCTTTTGGATTAATAACTGATATTATGTCAAGTGAAGACCCGATGGATACTATTGACTTTGCTATAAAACCAGTTATTTATGACGATTTAATTAGACTAAAAGACTCAATGGGTACTTTTTACGACTTAGCATTTAACAAAGGAAAAGACTTAGATATAGCTACTAGAGGAGCTGTAAGCGACCTTTCTCCTGTTTTTGGTAGTATTTTATCCAGACAGATTAAATACGGATTTGGTATTTCTCTTGGAGAACAAGATTATAGAATGCCTGCTGGTACCTTAACAGAAGGAGAGAAAAGAAGAAGTGTCCAACAAAAAAGAAGAGATACTATTGATTATATAAAAGAACTTATTATACAAGACCAACCTAAAAAAGCATACCAGGTTTTGGAAAAGTTTAATAACACATATGGAACTAGATATCCTAAAAGCGGATACATTACTCCAGATGATGTAAGTTATTACAGAATTATGAAAGATAAAATAGATGACATCAAAAAGAGAAGAGAAGAAACAGAATACAAACCTTAAAGAGAGAATATTATGGCAGACCCAAGAGTTTTAGAAGGAATTAAAAAATATATAAATAACAGACAAAGACAAATTTTAGTCAGAAAAGCGCAGAAAGAAATGGAATCTGAGCAAGAGCTTAATACATTGTTAAGACAAACTGTTCAAACAAAAGACGGTAGACCTCAGTTACCAGCTATTCCTACACCAGAAGAAGCTGCAAACTTAGACTTTCCGTCTCAAGAAGAGATGGGAATGACTGACAATGAGTATAGACAGTTTATGTTTGAGCAGGGCGTTTATAAGGATAGCGAAGGATGGAAACAACTTCCTGCTGACGTGAATATACAAAGAAGAAGAATTTATGAAGGAGAAGATATACCTGACCCAAATAGTATGTATAATGAATCAGGAGAAAGACCTGCTGGACTTCTTCAAGCATCTGCTCCTCAAGAGAATGTTGAGACCAAAGGTAAAACTATTGACACTATACAGTCTACTTTAGACGCTGCAGGTATGTTAAGCGGTCCATTAGAACCTGTCGGAATTGGTGCTGACGCATTAAATACTTTAATATCTTTAGGTAGAGGTAATGTTTCAGACGCAGCTATAAGCGCTGCTTCAATAATTCCTATTGTTGGTCTTTTTTCAAAACCTATTAAAAAGATAAGAGCAAGAGTTAAGTTTGACGAAAAAGGTAGAATAATAAAAGACAGAGAATATACCAAAGCTATGAACGACCTAGAAAAAGAAGTTTTAGATAATATAGAAGGAGTTAGGCTAGAAGACTTTACAAAAAGTGCAACAAGACAACATCCTTACGATAAAAGAATTTATACAGAGACAGCAGAAGGACAGGCATATCTTGATGTTTATGGACAAGCTAAATCTCTTTTAAAAAGAATAAGAAATTCTAATTGGATGAACGACATACAAAACTTGTTTGATAAATTTAGAGATTAGAATGGAAGGATTATTTGAAACATTATTTGGTAGCAAAAGAAAGCGTATTATACCTTCTAATGCTAGATTTTTGTTAACAGATTTATTAGGTATAGATAAAACATTTACTGAAGATGATTTGACTACAGCTGAATTTGATTTTTTAAAGAATCTAGTCAAAGAAGAATATATAGATAAAGATTATACAGAATATTTTAAAGAAGGCGGTAAACTCGTAGACTCAAGTCTCTACGCAAGTAAAAACAGTGATGGCCTCTATTCATTTACGCTGGACCAAATTAGAAACTCTGAAGGTTTAATGGATTTAGTAAAAAAAAGCTATAATCCTGAATTAAGCTTAGCTACAACATTAGGACAGTTTGGACTTAAAACAAATGATGAAGGAGAATTAATTGCTTTTGATAACTACGATTTTAACTACTTTGCAGAAATGACTGAAAATATGACCAGAACTGATGCTTTAAAAGGTTTTTTCCAACAACTTTTAGGAGGAAATCCTTATAAAGCTATGGGAATTGTAGCAGGTAAGCTTGGAACTGACGAGCGTGATAAAGCAGGAAATCCTGTAAGAATAAATCTTGGAAATCTCTTAGACTTTTAGAATGGAACGCCTGGCATTTCTTTTGCGACACTTGCTTCTGCTTCTTCCACAGTATCATACAACGTACAACAATCTGGTGAGAATCCAACCGTTGCTTTTCCAGTTGACCCATACCTATTTTTAGCCACAACTATATCTAGTCCGTACTTTCCGTGCTTTGCATTCTCAAAGTTTACAGTCCAAGGATAGTGTGTAAATGCTACAATCTCTGCGTCTTGTTCTAAATTACCAGACTCGGCAAGGTCACTAAGTTTAGGAATTCTTTCTGTCCTATACTCTATATTACGATTAAGTTGTGAAACAAGAATAACTGAAATATTCTCAGACTTACACAACCATTTATATCGTCTTGATGTATCACCTATTTTCAATCTTAAATCTCTCATATCATTACTAGGGTATTCAATCAAACCTATATGGTCGTCAATAACGACGTCAGGTTTTATACGTCTAATTTCACGAAAAGTTCCCTCTAAATTTCTTATGTTGTCAAACATAAATAGTTTGTCATTATACTTTTGTTTAATAATTTCTAAACTTTTTTCAATTTCTAATTTACTAGTGACTGCATTATGTCTTAACATATGATATGTAACACCTTCTGATTCCATAGCAATAAACTTTTTCATCATCTCAGTGTTAGGCATTTCTCTATTGAACATAACAACCTTTTTGCCAGACAACACAAGATTTCTAGCTATATTGGCAACTGTTGTGGTTTTAGCATTTCCAGGTCGCCCAGCAAAAATTGTTATTTCACCTCTAGTCATACCCGATATAATATTGTCTATCGGTGCAAAACCAGTGGTAGTTAGGTTGCGTTTGGAGAACAAAGAATCTTTAGTCATAGAAAGAAGATTGTCCAAGTCAAACTTTTGACCAGGCTCTAAGTTTAACAAAGAACTTGCTGTATCGTGAACATCTACAAGTAATGTGCTTATATCATTCGTATCGTCAGAAGCTTTACTAGCAATCTGTTGTGATTGCAATACAAGTTTCCTTCTTAGCCAGTCCGAATGAACTTGTTTAGCATAAGACTCTACATTTGCAGTAGTCGGAACCTCAAGTCCAGTCAAGTAGTATGTAATACCTTTTAACTTACTAGATATATTTACAACATCTACTGGTATGTTCTCTGACTTTAAGTCTAGTATTGTTTCCCAAATCTTCTTATTTTTTTCTACATAAAAAGCTTCGCTTTCTATTATATATTCTTTTACAACATCAAAACATTTATCGTCTTGTATAACAGAGCCTAATACTGCTCTTTCTGCATCATCACTAAATATTCCTAATCCTTGCATTTATGACAAACTCCTTTCACCAAAGGTATTGTTTTATATACCGACTGGTCAAGATATCCAGGTTCAAACTTTCCGTTATCCTGAACTTCTACTGCCCAAGCTTTTTTACACATAGGACATCTAGTAGGAACTCTTACCATAGAAACATTTTCGCTTGATGGTTTTTTTCTTTGTGCGTTAAAGTATGGATTTTTCTTTCCTTCTACATACATATCTAGTATGTCTTGGTCGAACCACTCCTTATAACCCTCGGGGTCTACTTGCTTTAGATATTCATAGTACGTCATGAACTCAGCTTTCTCGACCTGAAATTCTTCAGGTGACTTATAATTAAAGACACTTCTCATTTTATTCTCCCTATTTACTTAATTGAAAAGTAAGTTGAATCAATTCTAATAAATCTTTATATCGAATTGTTGCGTATATCTCTCCTCTATCCTGTTTAATAAGAGTGATATCACAGTCGTCAGGTGGTAAAAGATAACTAGCTATAGACTTTCTGACTTTGCATTGAACCTTCATTGTTCTAGCAGTCTGTTCGTCTAGAAGGTAGTCTATAATTAAATCTACCTCAGGAGACATACCTAGGCTTCGTCCGTCACTTCCCCAAGCTCTTTTAGCATTGAAGCCGTGAGACTCTGCTATGTCTACACATTCTTTTTCGAATCGGTTACCTTTTGCTTTTGATTTACTTGCCATCTCTCAATATAGTGATTTATTGTTCTTTCAGTCAACTCAAATTTTTTAACTTATCTATGTCAAATCTTTTTGCAGTCCTTCTTACAAAATCGTCAAAGACCATAAAAGTTTTTTTCCACTCTCCGTCGTGGTATACTTTTGTAACTACTGTGTTTGCAAGGACTATTGATTGCTCAGGGCTTGTGCTATGTGTGGCAATAACTCCTAAAGATATCTTCCTGGTCGCTCTCCAGGTATCGACAATTCTTTCTATTACTAGTCTTTGCCCTAATGGAAACGGAGCGTCGTCTTTCTTACAGTCTCCTATTAATAGAAATTTATTGCCGACTTCAAAACAGAAGTCAATATCAGTAGGCGAAACAAGCCCATCTTGCAATCCATCAAATATTACTGGTTGTTTAAATCTTTTCTCGTATAAAATTGGTCTTTTCAAAAATTTTCCTCTCTAGAATGCCCCTCTAAGCGATTATAATTACATTTTCGACATAAGTATCGACTAATATGCGTTTCGTCCATAGAAGGGCAATCTCGTGCGTTATTCTAAATTAAGCGTAAATTTTAGTCAAATGATAGCTAAAATCGACAAAATTCCTATCTCCAGTGATTAACATACCATTTCTCTGAAAGTTATTTATCATTCTTTTTAATCTACTAGGATATATTCCTAAATATATTATCGCTTGAGTTTCAGTTATTCCCTGATTTTTTACCATGTACTCTAGCAGAGTCTTTTCTTTTTTGTTCATCTAATATCTCCCTATAACGTTTTCTTAAGATGTGGACGAGGTATTTCTCTTCCCGTCCACTTATTGTTTCAATATCTTTGAATCCTATTGCGCTAAGTCTTTTAGTCACCAAGACCTCGGTTATACCTGGTTGGTATCCCATAAGGTCTTGGAAAGACTTCATAATGGCATTCCATTTACTAATGTCCATTAGTCGCAAGTATCGCAGAAAGAAGGACCCATTACGTTCGATGCATTTTTTAAGACATCTTCTTTAGTAACAGACTCTGTTTTTTCCATTTCGTCAAATTGAGCCTGAAACTGAGTTTTTATATTATGTCTTAATTCAACAGTAGCTTCGTCTTCTCCATCTTTTCTGAATAGTTCTAATATCTCTATTAGTCCCATAGATTCTTCTTTTGTAAGAGTGAAAGAGTACTTCATTAGAACGGCAATTCGTCTTCTGCGACTGGCTTACTAACTTCTCTATTTGATTTAAAGACGTTAACCGCAGTCGGTGTTACTCTTTGCTCTCCTGATTGGTCAGTCCATTTATCGTGGACTACCTTGATATTTACAGGATTACCTGCAATGTCAGACTCCATAACCATAGGTAATAAATATCTACCTTGGTCGTCTTTCTGCATTTCAAATCCACAAGCTTCTGCGAATATCATATATCCTTTATTATTTCCTTGATTGTCTTCAAGTTTAGGATATTTTGTCTTATCAGGAGCCTTAAACCTAAAGTATCCTTTAGACTTAACTTCTCTACCTTTTAAATCAGGATGATTATCATCGTCTAATTTATAGGTAGCTTCAAAGATATCGCTAAGGTATTGATTCTTAACAACAATATCTTTTTTAATTGTCAGTTTACTGACTGTAGCCTCATAAGTCCCTTCTTCAATAGTGGCATACTTTTTGCCTGCAGTATCTTCTGAAGGATTATAATAAGCCACATTGTTATCTATGTCGTTTAATACATCTGTAACATTACTCATTATTTACTCCCGTGAGTTTAGACATTACTTTGTCGTAATTGTCTTGATTTATCATTCCAGACCTAAGTGCTCTATGCACCTTGTCTGCTTCTTCCTTATTGTCCATCTCTGCAATTATATCCATAAGATTATTTAATTGGACATCTCCAAGACTCTTATCTATATATTGCTTGCGATAAACGTCGTCTGCTACATTACATAGTCTATTTACTGCGACTTTGAATGCATCTGAGTTAGCAGCTTTTAGGTCATTACCTAAGTCTACATACCCTGAGCCATTTCTAGATACAGCTATTCTATGTGCTGCAACTGAGTCAAAACTACGAGGTACACCTTCGTCCATAACTTTAAGACGTCCGTGAACTACAATAGCTTTATCTCCAAGTGTTTCATATTTAATTACTTCCCAAGACCATATAGGATAATGTTGGTTTAGTCGCCAACGCATATATCCTTCATCTACATAGTCAAAACCATTTCTACTTTTAACTACGTCGCTTGGAGTAGGTTCTTCTGAAACCTTTTGGTGCTTGCGTATCAATACGTCGTCTTGAATTGCTTGGTCGTGCAACTCCATCATCTCCGTATCAGATTGATACATATCCAATTCAGACATTTTACCCATTTATACTCCCATTGTTGTAAGGACATAGATGTCTAACATCACAAAATGACTGACATTTTCTACCGTCCCAGGTTTGTTCTTTATTACATTTTTGAGGTAAGTTTCCAGTATCTAGAGCTTTTACAAGTGCGTCTCTAGAAGATAAAAACTTAAACTCTAATTGTTCATCGTCGTACTTAGGTACTTCAATCAGGTAAATATGCTTGTCTAAACCTCTATCTCTCGATACTGCTAGACCTCCGTCTCTTAAAGTAACCTGAATATACATATGTTCTACGTCGTATCCAGCTTTGTTTAAAAGATATCTATACCAGTTTACCTGCCATCCCCAGTCTCCAAAGTCTGCTAGACCTTCATCGCGGTACCATTTTTTAATCATTTTTGTGGAGCCTTTCTTTCCCCACTTACCACTAGTCTTGTATCTAGCTCCAGACGGGTCTGGAATTAGTTTATATGTCATCCCTAATAGTTGAGCACATTTGTAAGAGCCAGTATTCTTATAGTCTAACAATGTTTTAGTCTCCTTGTCATACAAGTCTGCTATACCAGTTATGTCAAACTCCTCTAGCTTTTCTTCTAACATATGTCTGTCGTCTTCGTGTTGTTCTAGTTTAGCGTGGTGCATTGTACCTGCTAAAGAAAAGGCTCTATCTTGTGGGTCAACATAGTATTCCTTTGTTCTTTTAAGGTAAGATTCGCACGTTCCAACTAGCAGTTCAGTAGTAGACGGCTTTCTATTAGGGTCTCTTTCTTTCGACATTTCAATTAAAGTAGGTAATGACATACCCATTTTAACAATATCGACGTTACCCTTCTTTACTTCTTCAAATGATACTTTACTTCCATCTGGGTAAAGAAAACCAATTGCGGGCATTCTGCGTCTCCTTGTTATTAACATAGTCTGTCATCAAACTATGTAATTTATCTTTAATTGATACACCTTCTTTTAATGTTTTAGACTTAAACTTTATCCAAAGTTTCTTGTCTACAACAAAAGAGGTTTGATATCTATCTTTCATATTGCAATCTAGCATAATATTCTTACTTGTGTCAAATAAAACTTTAAAACTTTATAAGTTAAGTTTCATAAGTTTTTTATCAACTTCTTCTTTTTCATCATCAGGTAAATAATCAAAATAAGTAGATAATATATTATATCCTTTTTGATATCTTTTATACTGCTTAAAGTTTTCATCTACGTCGCTTATTGCTTTTGCGTAATCTTCTTCTAATTTCTCTAGATACAGAAGTAGTTTATCTAATTCTGCGTCTACTTTTTTAAACTGTTCATAACCTTTACTCATTGTCTCTCCCGTCTATTTTAATTACTTTCCAAGTAGTTTCACCTTGTTCGTCTAGTTCGTGATTTTCGCCAGTATTATAATCAACGATTTCACTACTCCAACCTGCGCCTCTTATGTGTCTAGTTTCAATTCTATATCCTAGACTATGCAACATAGACGTAGCTCTAAGTATGTCTCTTTGCAATCTTATTGCTTTTTTTGCTCTATCTTTACCCATTTGTCCTCCTGGTTAAGTACATAGTATCCTAGATTGTTATTAACTCTTTCTAGGTCTCTTATTAGTCTTCTCATTTTTTCAGTAAATATAATATTATTCTTATTCAAATGACTTTCGTGTTTTATAGACCACGTTTTGTCTACTACCTTATTCTTCATTAGCACCTACCTCCGTCTAATATTCTATGATATTCATCTTTATTGCCCATAGTCTCTTCTGCTACACTTTCTTTAAACTCAAAGTAAGTGACAACTTCTTCAGAACAGTCGCAATCTTTCATGTAGTATTCTTCAATACCGCAGTATCCACAGACCATCATATCGTCTGTATCTATATCTACGACATTACCTTCTTCGTGTTCAATCATATTTCCCTCACATTGTTCACATTCTTTAACATTAATACTTGGCTCGTCGCCTTCGTGTCTATTGCCACACTTACAAACAACTGTTGGTTCCCATAGACCTTTAGACGACTCGCCCTTTTCAACTGATATAAATCCAAGATAACTCATCTTTGGTCATTCATATAATCTCTTTGCTTATCATTCCAAGCGTCATAACGCATATCATTGTCAGTTTCAAACTCTTTGATAGCATTAGCAAACTCGTTGTAAGCAAAGTCTACATCCCATACGTCTAGCTCAGTCTCTTCGTCGTGAGTGACTGGAACAAGAACTTTAATGGTCGTATCTTTCATTATATTACCTATTGTTGTATTGCAGGCAGCGTCGCCAGACCAATAAACGTATTTGCTAACTTTAGGGAGGTCGGACTTGATACCGACGCTAGTCCTATATCTAGCTTTAATTGTTTATCTATACTGCCTGCAAGTGTTTTCATAAAATTTTTTCAAGTTATTCATAAAAATATAAAAAGTCAAGTATTTTTTTATCTAGCCAATGGCAACTATCTAGCCATAGGCTTGTGTCTAGCCGTATGTCATTGGCAATAATCTAGCACTAGGTCAATTTAGACGACTAATCATAGTCGGAAATGACTAGTGTAGACAGACTAGTTATCTAATCCGTCCACAACCTAGTCAGACGCTACAAGTGTCTGCGTATATTTTCCTCTGTTGGTCTAACATCAAAGGAATACATACTATCTACACTCCCTAGTCTATTCGTATCGTCAATAGTCGGAAGTCTATGATGAAAGAAGTCTACATACTTGAATAGTCCCGTATGATGACTATATTCTATCATAGCCCTTTTTCCTTCAAAACAATTTTCAAGATGGTCAATGTCCATTTCAGACGCACTATCACTTATTTCCCTGATACGACTTCTAATATACTTCTGTGTTTCAGTCGGTATCTCAAATATGTCAAATATATTTGATAAAGAGATAAAAGCTAAGTCGTGCTTTCTTTTATATAAATCTAAAAGAGGTTCTACGACATAAGGTCTATCTCGTTTAGGTAAACCCATAACGCGTCTTAAACATTCGCTATCTTTCATATATTGTTTATAATCTATACTATCACCATTGGACGAAAATCTAGGATATGCCCTATCCATTCGGTCTAGTACCCTTCGGTTTGGACTTTGGTAAAGCGACTTATACATAGCAGTATTTCTAAGACTACTATAACCGACTTCATTTTCAGCTATCTCCCAACATTTATCAACGACATTAGTCCAAAATATGACCCAATGTTTTATCTTGTCGGGATTTAAAGTACCTCCGTGATATCGTATTTCTAGTCCCTGATTTGCCTGAAAATGACAATGCAGGTTTAGTCCGTGATATCTTTTCTCGTTGTACTTATCGTCTGAATATCCTCCGTTGTCGTACCACATATCAATAAAGTCGTCCCTATCTGAAACAAATTGAAAGTCCCTTATCGCCTGAGATACTCTTCTAGACCATCTACCACGAAGTCTAGACGGAGGACACCAAGCATAGACATTAGGTTCTATGAGCTTCGTAAACAATGCTAATACTAAGAAATGTTTATAGTCATAGTCCCTTGTATCTATATGTATATGAAGTCCACATTTACGACTAACATATCCACCATAGTTTTTGATAGTGTCGCAGACGACTTTTGCATCTTCTACTATCTTATCGCCACGACGAGGATACATTACTATCTCGTTTCCGAACCTATGTTGGTCGCTGCAAACACTTCCGTCGTGTGTAACTCTATCTGGACCAGGTATAATATCTCGGTCGGTAGTATTTCTAGACTGCCTTATATGATAGTTAATCTGGTCTTCTATGTCGCCATTGTAGACTTCGTCGCAATAGTTTGCTTCAATCTCAATCCCGACATATCGTTTAGAGGATACGACATTAAATGTATCTTCTTTATATCCGAACCTGATTGGACTAACGAAGTCTGTATTAGACGAAATGTAATTATGACTATATACATTCCACTCTACGTCGGCATTACTACCTTGGTCGTGGCAGTATTCACATAAGTAAACACCGCGACTATCGGAATAGAATGCGTCGTCAATGTATATTTCATCGTCGCAATCCTCACATCTAGTGTATTGTTCGTAATAACATCCGTCGCAATATTCCTCGCCGTTATCGGCACATATTGCGTCGTTATTATGAACAGTCTGAGAACAATTGTAGCAGTCTACATAGTTTTCACGACAATCTGAGCAAATTAAATCACCATTATCATCTTGGTCCATTAATTCACCTTCGTCAAAACTATCTCCGCAGTCTGCACAACATTCTGTGACTTGTGTTTCTTCGTGAAGTTCTTCGGTCAATCCGTCATAGGAGTTCACTTGCGACCTCACTTTCATCTAACTCGTCATAGTATTGCATAGTCGCAACCTGTTCTTCGGACAATATTTGACCAGTCGTAGAATCCATATACATCCACTCTTGTTCAATATCGTCCCAAAACCATTCATCAGGTTCACCACCATATAACTCAGACAAAGATTTCTTTTCGTCCTCTATATATGAATTAGGAATAATTGCCTCCCACTCGTCGTTATCTGCAAGATAAGTCGTTGATGAGTAATTATTCATATTGAATTGATATACACGACTATCATATTTGAATTGTGTCTTAACTACATTTGTTTTAATACTATCAAATTGAGTCGTATTAAAAGCATATAATGTATTCTTGCTAAGACTATATATATCTATGTCATTTATACCATTTCCGACTAATGCGTCCTCAATAAAATCCTCTTCACTTGCGTAAAAAAGAGTTTTAATAGACGGAATATAAGCGACATAAAGCGGTCGGTTATTCTCTCTTGTTAAGTACAAGACATTAGTATCTTTCTTGACAAATGATAATGCGAAGTCGGCGTCAAAGTTTTTGACGGCATCTTCTATATTCTTATTATCATTTATAGACTTAAAGATTAGTTGGCTATCAACAGGACAAGTCTTATCCAATTGTGCCGACATCTCTTTAATATTGTAAACGCAACCATTATGAGCTCCGACGACATCGCCGACTTTAAATGGGTGTGCGTTTGATTTGACTATTGCACCTTCTGTCGCAAATCGTGTATGTCCGAGAAGAATATTACTACTACCTTTTAAACTATTAACGGCAGTTGAATATTCCCAAGTGTCTACAAATTTGCTAGACGGCAATAGTGATTTATATATGCGAGTGTGTTCTCCGACCTTAGCAATTCCAGACGAGTGCGAACCTCGCGACTCACTATCTATTGCTATGTCCCTTAATACTTTCTTGACTAGTTTTAAGTCTTTTCTGTTATAAGGTGTCGGAGATTTCGCTATTCCATATATACCACACATAGTCTAATCTCCTTTGTTTTGGTTTATATCTAGCAGACTAGCTTTCTGCGTCTGCTCTTGTTGTTGAGTAAAAGTACTCAAAAGTTGCGACGACCGACAAACGACTGGGAAAGGAATACCAGTCTTATTCTCGTCGACTAGCGAATAATATAGTCTGTAAGTCGTCGCCATAATTAATTATCTATTTCCGACTATTGCTAGATAAAATCTTTCTCTATCTGATAGTCGTTTCTCTTTATATCTGTCGTAATCGTAGATTACATTTAAAATTTTATAGTCTAAATTCTTGTATTTTCTCTTAAAAAACCACAGGCGTCGCTTGCGGTTCAGACGCTGTTGTTCCTGGTCTGATAGTGTGCGTGGACGCCCGTGTTTATCTGGTTTCAGATATATCATAGTCTATCTTTTGTTATATCTATTACTACTTGCTTAGCATTGTCCAAAGCGTCGTAAGCGCGACTTAATATATTCATAGTCCCAACCTTACTATCTTTGTTTATTTCTAACTCGTCAAATAAATGACCTGCGTCAATGCGTAGGTTTAGTAGACGCTGTTTCATACTTGCTATTTCAGTAGTTATGCGTCTATACTCTTTTATCTGACTATTTATATCTAGCCTCGGAGTGCTAGTATCATTACATTGTCTGCACATTAGTCTGTACTTCCTTCCGACTACTTTTTGTAGCCTAGTCTGTTTACTTTGTTAGACGAACGCACTGAGCTGCGACCAACCTTCTGGATTAGGTCGCTATACCAGTCGTCCTTCTTCTTTTTAGTCTTAAATGTGTCGTCTATAAACTGATTATACTCTAACCTGTTTACGCGACTGTGTGTCTCAAAACGACTACGAGGTGATACGACTATGAACCTGTACCCGTCTTTCATTATGTTTTTACGACATTGCTCTATGAGATATAGACATTGTTTCATTGTGTCGCACTCAACCATACCCGTCGTACCCTGTATATTATTGACGATAGTAAGCTCCCATCTTTCACTTTCGCTATCTGGGACGATACTAATCTCGACGCCCACAGGAAGCGTCTGCATCTCTACGACGCGCTCTACCCAATGACTATGCCCACAGTCGGAGCATTTACATTTGTGTCGCTGTATCATAGTTTCCGTCATAACTTTGTCCTTTCCGTCGGTGGTGGCTATCCGACGCATACTCTCCACCTCTATAATTTACAAAATTTCTACTAGACGGACAACACATATCGGGTCGTATCCAAACTATCGCGACATATATCTAGGGTTTCCGTCGCGGGGAGGCTGCTGTCTAGCAAATATAATCAGACTAAAACTAGCAAGTTCCGTCGCGGGGTTTTTGTCAGTCCCATATATCTAGCTTCCGTCGGAAGGGTTGTAGTCTTAAAAAAAAAAGAAGGGATAACGGTCTAGCTCTAGATACAGTCATATCTATCTAGCTTGCGTCGCGGGGGAATAGCTCGTGTCTAGCAACGGCTCGTGTCTAGCTATGGCACAAGGTTTTTGGTAAAATAAAAAAAAAGAGGCACCCGAAGGTGCCCCAGTTTTAGTCACGTAGTTCATATTCACCCTCATCAACATGGTATTTTATGTACTTGTCAGTTATATCTTTCAAAGTATCTCTTTCAGGTACATTTAGTGTAATTTCGCACACTTGTATTTGTTGAAGGTCCCAATCCTGATTTTTGTTCAAGATTGATAGTATTACTTTTCTAATATCGTAGTCAGGAGTGTAATATCCGTGAGTATGACATCCTGGTTCATGACAATCGTAACAAGGTGTGCTACTGTGATATACTACTACTTCTATTATTTTCATTGTATTTCCTTTCAATGTGACAGGGGCCCGAGGTATGTAGGCCCCCATCTATTAACATTATCGGTTTTTATTCTTGGCGCTATTATACCCGCGCCTGTATGCTTGCATTTCTACAATCATAACCAACTGCATTATATTAGCAAGAAATGATATTGCCAATACAAAACCCATTAGTTCTAACATATTGTCGTCCTTTCTGTTTGGTTGAAGTAATGCGGGTTTCTGTTCCCAAGTACCCGCGGACTCGGAATCTTATTTCAGGTCGCCTGATAGCATGACCTACTCAGTTATGATTGACACTTTAATGTCAACATAAGGAGTACCCATTTTGTCAGAATTGCGTTTCTTGAAGCTTAACTTCGCCGATGCTATCGCCTTGTTAAGAGCTTCGCGTGCATCCTCAAGGGCTGCGTACGCATTCTTACACTTAGGGTTGGTCGCTATCTGTACGCGATGTGAACTTACTCGTGTTCCCTTCTGAACCGTGACTGAGTCAAGGCCTTCCGCAACCTGAGCCAGTGCGTTCTTATCAAAACCGATAGAATGCAACTGAGACAAAAGCTTGTCTTTGTTCTCACGTGATAGGCTATCTTTTTTAATCTTTTCAGACATAAAAAGAATTCCTTTCTAAGATTGATTAAACTCTGTGGCTACCGACTAATAGCCACCCATCATCATTAACTTTTCACCACCATTTGTTCGCCCCCGTGATAATGCCGTCAGGGCTTATGTGATTAGTTCCAAATTGTCAAGTACATACAAGATTAGTGAATACAATAATCAAAGTCAAGACAATAACGCATAAAATTAATCTTTTTTTTTCATAGAGATAGACGCCTGTAAGTGTTGATATTGTTAGAGATACGGCGACGCAGGACATTGGGCATAGAAAAAAAATAAAATAATTTAAAAAAACTTGTACATTTTTTGAAAAAATAACCATTATTTCAATTTTGGAATTTTCAACCTAATATTGTAATTTGCAATCACAAAAAGACCCGACCCCTATGCCGAAAAAAAAAGAAACACACAAACTAGGGCAATTTTTTGATATGACGTCTGTGGTATTTTGAACGTTTTTTGAAATTTTGGGGTAAAACTGGTAAGGTGGTAAAATTCGACGACTAGAAAAATTTTGGAAAAAAATTTTGCGGTTAGACCCTCTCTAGAACACCGAGCATTATGTAGGAAATAGATTTAATACTCTTTATATCATCAGAGCAACGAGCATTAGTGTTTTTTTTCGTCCTTCGGACTGTTAAAGTTACTCTGTTTCGGTTCCTTGGGTCAAGTTATTTTTATATTTTTGTATTTCTAGCGATTTATAGAGCATTAGAATCTAGAACATTGGGACGTCGTGCGGTTTTTTTACTATTTTTTATTATTTTATTTGACTTGTGTAGCATTTTATAGTTAATTTGCATACACAATTAAAAAACGGGAGTATTAATGGCGAAAGTAAAAGGTATGAAATTAAATATTGGTGGTCATTTGTATAAAATAGCAGAATTACCACTAAAACATGAAGATGATACTAAAGAATTGTATGGTAGACATCTTGTAAAAGAAAATATTATATTAATTAACAGTGATATAGAAACATCTAGAAAGTATGAAACGTTGATTCACGAAGTATTACACGCAATACACTATAATACTGGTTTAGACCACGATGAAAGACAAATAGATGCAATTAGTAACGGATTATTTCAATTAGGAGTAGGAGAATATCTATGGAAGACCTCAAAAAAGCAATCTTAAAAGCAAAAGAACAAGGTAATACTGCATTAGTGCAAAGATTACAGCAAGAACTAGACGAATTAGAAAAAATACGTCAAAACCTTAACTGGGATAAGTTAATACGTGAATTAGAAGATGTAAACGATACGGAGGACTTTCCATATGAATGCGAAAGTAAAGCAGATGAACAATAAAACTAGTACATCAGAAGACGTAGTATCATATATAAAAGGAAACTATCCTTCTACAGAAAAAGAATTTCAAGCTCTTTTAAATGAAATGTACCTAACATTTTGTAAAAAACAGTTTGATTATGGTCCTGGCAATATTGCTATGGGTACCAGTTTAAAAAACGAAAAAGAAGTCAATACAGCCTTATTTGGTATAATTGTAAGGCTTAATGATAAGATAAACAGACTAATCAACTTGTCAACAAACCACGACATGAAAGCAAAGAATGAACCAATAGATGATGCTTTTATGGATATTGCAGTTTATGCGGTAATGGCAATGATAGTCAAACAAAACAAATGGGGCAAGTAATGGCTACTAGATGGACAGAGGATGAAATCAGAATATTAGACCAGTATGAACGTACTGCTAAGTCTGCTTTTACTCTCTATCAAGAAATACGTATTGCTGGTTATAATAGAACATATAAAGCAGTAACACGTAAATTAGAATCTCTTGGATTAAGAAAACCTTACAGATATACTACAGGTCACGAAAAAACAATTGGATACCTAGATATTGAATCTACTGGATTTAGTGCTAATATCGATGTTATGTTATCTTGGTGTATTAAAGGCAGAGGAGATAAGAATGTTGCTGGAGCTAAAATTACCAGAGAAGAGTTAATGTCTGAGAAACAAGATGCTAGGATTACAGAGTTATTAGTAGAAGAAATGAACAAATATGATGTAATATTCACATATTACGGAACTAGGTTTGATATTCCTTTTATTAGAACTAGAGCACTATATCACGGAACATACTTTCCTTTGTATAGGCAAAAGTCACATAAAGACCTATATTATGTAGTAAGGTCAAAACTAAAGCTTCATCGCTCATCACTACAAGCAGCTACAGAGTTTTTTGGTATTGCTGGTAAAACCAGAGTAAAACCAGATATGTGGAGAAAAGCTAGGTATGGAGATGAAAAAGCAATGAAGTACGTTTATGACCATAATGTAGCAGATGTAGTAATATTAGAAAAACTACATAGAAAACTAGAAGAACACGCACCACCTATGGTGAGACCTTTATAATTAGGAGGAAAAATGGCTGAAAAAGAACAAAAGCTAACAATAATGAATGATGGTAAAGAAATTGAGTTTCTGTACTCAGAGTTAACAGAAGAAGCTCAAGCTCAGTACAATCGTGCAAATGAACTTGCTGGTCAACTTATGAGATTAGAACAGCAATGTAATGAATTACGATTCCTTGCAAATAACTATATTCGTTTTGTTATCGACGAACTTGAAAAAGACGTTGACGAAAAAGAAGAAAAATAGTTAACTTATGAAGGAACGTGTTGTAAAAGGTGTAACACATTATCTTTTTGAGAGTGTTGAAGAGTTTAGAGACAAATATGTCACTTTACCTCTATGTAGAGACTGGAGACATTCTAATAAAGGAGATTGGGTATTGACCGATGATGGTCAAGTATGTCAAGTGTTACACCTAGGCGTATTGAAGAAAAACGATAGGAAGAAGCAAACTACGTTTATTAGAACCATAATGGGTTCTTATGTTTGTAGTCCTAGAGTAATGATGGAAGGAGAGATGAGAACAAATATGCATACGTTCTCTACAGAAGGCAAATCTCCATCTGTTAGAAAGAAAGAAAGAGAAAAAGCAACTGAAAAAGAATTTCTCTTTGGAAAATACGTTGCAAAAGGAGATGATGTGGTTGAAGCATATATGAAAGCATTTCCTAGTAAAAATGAAGATTATGCTAAATCACAAGCAAAATTACTATTAAAAACCGATAGGGTAAAAAAATTGATTAGAGAAGAAATAGATAAATATTTGAGCGAAGCTGAGATTACTCCTACCTATCTTTTAGAAGAAATGAGAAATATCATAGATAAAGGAGGTTCTTCAGATAGAGATAAAATTACAGCAATAACAACATTAATGAAAATTTCTGGAATGATGGAAACACAAAAGACTACAGAGTCTGTTACATTGTTTCAAGGTTTTACACAGGAGCAATTAGGTGCAATTCAAGAATCCAAACACAAAAAACTGGCGGAAGTTAAAAGAGATAACGAGAAATAATCGTTGTCTGCTTTGTTACTATCCTCTAAAGAAAACTGGAGTATTATTGTGGAGTACCGAAAAAATGGATACTACTCACGTAAAATGCTTCAATTGTTTAACAGTATATAATACATCATTTGGTATTACCGATATAGGTATACCCAGAGAGGTAGGTCATTCATGAGATTAGCAGTTTATGGTACGTTAAGAAGAGGTTATGAAGATACAGGTCATATAGAAGGCTTTAGCTTAGTATTTCCTGGACACAAGCATTTTCCAGCTATTATAAAAAATGAAAAAGGAAAAGGTGCTGTAGTAGAATTAGTTGACGTATCAAAATCAGAATTAAATATGTATGATATGTATGAGTCTGTAAAAGATGGTTTATATATTAGAACTACTGCAGATGTAGTATTAGATGAAACAGGTAAAAAAGAAAAATGTTGGGTTTATGTAGCTGGACCTTTGTTATGGCAAAACTCTAGTATGTTTACAGAAGTTCCTGATGGAGATTGGTTGTCACCAAAAACGTTAATAATGATGGATAGAGTTTATGAGCAGCAAGAAGCCAGAGACGTTTAATATTATACCACCAGACCTTTCTCAGAAAGAACAAGCACTAGAATTAGCAAAAAAAGATATTGTTACTTTTGGTCAAATGTTTTTACCTGAAGACTTTATGAAATCAACACCTGCTCCTTATCAGTATGAGTTAAGTGATATACTTTTAGGAGATGACAAGCGTGTTTGTATTATATTACCTAGAGGTCACGCTAAATCAACTCTAGCTAAAACAGCATTGTTATACCAACTATACTTTTCTCCTCCAGATAAAAAACAATTTATAGCTTGGGTGTCTGAAGAACAATCTCAGGCTATTGACCATATTAAATATATACAAAATCATATAGATATTAATCCTGCATTACAATACTACTTTGGAGATTTAAAAGGTAGTAAGTGGACAGAAAAAGAATTTACTACTGCTAGAGGAGATAGAATCATTGCAAAAGGTACTTCTCAGCGTTTACGTGGTCGTTCACAATTAGGATTAAGATATACTAATATTATTCTTGACGACTTTGAGTCAGAATTAAATACGAAAACACCAGATAGAAGGAGAGAGATTAAAGAATGGGTAATGTCAACGGTAGAACCCGCTTTGGAAAACTCCAAAGAAAACGAAGGGTCAATATGGCTTATTGGTACAATAGTCCATTACGACTCATTTCTACAAGGAGTATACGATGGGTATCTTCAGGCAGAGAAAGAGGATAGAAAATCTGCCTGGAATGTGCTTTATAAAAAAGCTATAGTAGATGGTATACCTTTGTGGTCTAGTTATTTCACAAAAGAAAAACTAATGGACATAAAACAAAGGTTTACTGAGATGGGATTAGTTCATAAGTTTGCACAAGAGTATCAAAATGAAGCTAGAGATTTAGAAAGTGCTAAGTTTCATATTGATAGACTAAACTATTATAAGGGTAATCTTATAGAAAGAAACGGTTTTAACTATATGATGATAGATGAATCAGCTATACCTGTTAATGTATATATGGGAGTTGATTTAGCTTATGAAGCAAATGCAAGAAGTGACTATCAGGTTATTATGGTTATTGCTATTGACAGTGATAGGAATATATATATTGTTGATTATTATAGAGAACACTCACCTTTATATGATATGCCAAAAAGAATTGTAGACATGGCAAAAGAGTTTCACCCTGTAAGAAGAGTAAATGTAGAAAAAGTTGGCGCTCAAGGATTGGTAAAAGATTATGTAAATCAACTTGTTGGAAAAGAAAGAAAACTTGCTCCTGGATTATCTCAAGGAGTAAGACCTCCAGCTGGTATCAAAAAAGAAGATAGGTTAGAAGCATTGCTTTGTCCTATTGTAAATCGAAGAAAAATGTTTATCAAAAAAGAACACGCAACCATAGTAGATGAGATGTTTGAGTTCCCAAAAGGTAGGAATGATGACCTACTTGATGGACTTTGGTATGCAGTCACAACAGCAAAACCTCCTAAGAGTTCTGCAATAGACGCAGATAAATTAGAAGATAGAATAACTAAAATAGAAGAAAGCAGAGCTAAAAGAGTCATAAACTGGGTTACTGGTCAAAAAATATAATTTTTTTCTTGACTTTAGAGACTAAAAATAGTTATTTTTAGACTAAAAACTAAAATGGGAGTTTATGGCTAATTACGACGAAAATAAATCAAAGCCTCAGATTACTAAAGAATTGTTTAGACGTTGGAGAGACGCAAGACAACAATGGGACGCTGAAGCAAGAAATGCAGTAGATTTTACTCTTGGTAATCATTATAGTAACGATGAATCAGATGCCCTACAAGCAGTAGGTCAAGCTGATTTTGTTATAGATAGAGTATATGCTGCTGTTGACAAATTAAAATCATTGCTTACAGCAAGACCTGCAAAGTTTTCTGCTATTGCTAGAGAAGATTCTGATACAAAACTTTCTAATGTTTGGAAAACAATATTAGAATATGTTTGGGATATTTCTAACGGTGATAGCACTTTTAAACAAGTAGTACACGATTATGCTGTTACTGGACTGGGATATATGTATGCATATGTAGACCCTGAAGCAGATTATGGAAGAGGTGAAGTTAAGTATACGCACATAGACCCTTTTAGAGTATATGTAGACCCAGCATCAAGAGATAGATTTTTTAACGATGCATCAGGAATGATATTGTCTACCTTTTTAACCAGGCAGCAAGTTTTAGACTTATATCCTCAGTTAGAAGAAATGATTGACGATATAGAGGTAGGAGTAAACTCTTTGTATGGAGAAGATTATCCTTCATCTAACTTAAAAAACAGTAATAATATTTTAACTCCTGCTGAAGCAAAAGATTTAGATTACAATGTAAATCAAAAATATCAAATATTAGATAGATTTTACAAAGTAAAAGTTCCATACTATAGACTGTTTAACAGTACAACTGGTGCAGAAAAAATAGTTGACCCAGAAGTATATGCAAACATATTGCAAGAAGAAGCAACAGCTAGAGCTATAGAAGATGGAGCTATAGACGTAGAAGAAATTATGCAAACAAGAATTGCTCAATGCAGTAGCATTGGAGATACTTTACTTTATGAGCGTATTCTTAATACTGATATATATCCAATTGTTCCATTTACGAACATTTGGACTAATACTCCCTATCCAAAATCAGATGTGAACAAGGTTAAAGATTCACAAAGACTTTTAAATAAGTTATTTTCTCTAACCTTGTCACACGCTCAATCTGCTGCTGGATTAAAACTTTTAATTCCAGAAGGTAGTGTTGATAGTGTTAGTCAGTTAGAAAAAGATTGGGCTAATCCAAATGCGGTTATTGAATATAATCCAGAGTTTGGTGAGCCACACTACCCACAACCAGCTCCTTTAACTAGTGAGTTTTATTATTTAATTGATAGGGTAGAAAAATATATAGATTTAAATTTTGGTATACCTGAACTATTACAAGGTTTTAAAGATGGAGGTCCAGAAACTGTTAGAGGTACTATGCTTTTATCAGAAATGGGAGAATCTAGAGGTAAATCAAAGTTAAGAGATATTGAAGCAAGTTTGTCAATGTTAGGTCAAGTAGTTTATAATTTATGTAAAGACCATTACAAATTTGCAAAAACATTTAGAATTGTACAACCAAATAACGATATTACTGAGTTTTCAGTCAATATGAGATTGTACGACGATAAGCGAAGAGAAATGGTGTCTATTGAAAACGATATTCAATTAGGACAACATGACATTCGCATTATATCAGGTTCAACTTTACCAAGCAACAAGGTAGCAGAATATAATATGTATCTTGATGCTTATAAACTTGGTCTGGTAGATGATGTCGAGGTTTTAAAGAAAACTGAAATCTTTGACAAAGAAGGTGTTCTTCAAAGAAAAGGACGTATGGCACAAATGCAACAGTATATTACACAACTTGAAAATCAAGTGAAGAAGCTAAATGGAGACTTACAAACATCTGAACGTGAAATGGTATCAGCTAGAAAGCGCTCAGAAGTTGAGAAATTTAAATCTGAATTAAGTGAGATTTCTCATTCCACTAGAGCTAAAGAAAAAGAAAAGGTAATGAGACTAGATAACATGATTGCTAATATGGAAGGCTCTTTGGAGGAGAATGAAAATAACGAGTCTGGTTCAGAATCTTAGGATTAAATCAGAGTTAGGAGAAAACATGGCAAAAGAACAAGAACAACAACAGGTTGAACAGCAAGACCCAATTGTGGAATCAGTGGTGGAAGAAACAGTTTCATCGCAAGAGGAAGC